TTCAAAGTAATCTTGTTGCCGCTCATCGGGAGGGAGAAGCCGAACATTGCGACTTTGCATGAACGCCCAATCGAGCCGGAGATCGTCCCGATGCCGTCGCTGAACTCACCCGAGGAACAGGTGAACGAGACGGAGTTCACGGTCGCGAGATAATCCGTCCGCCACTTGAATGTCCCGGTCTGTCCGGAAGCCGCCTCGAGCGTCGCGGCGAAACTCTTCAGGTGCTTCAGGCGCGTCTCGTCTTGGAAGTCATCCCAGAGCGCGTACCAGTCCACGGTGTAGGCGCTGTTTCCGCCGTCCGACGTGTAGCCGGTGTACTTGCCGATGCCGTTCGTCATCCCCGTATACCAGTTGCCGTCCTTGTCGACCGCAAAGGCCCGGAACGAATTTCCAGTGTTCGTCCAGATCGTCACCGCCGGCACGGCAATCGGATCAGGCAGCACCCGGTCGACATGGAAGCAGTACACTTTGTTCGCGGTCGGCGCGTTCAGCACATACCAGCGTTGCTTCGGATAATAGCCGCCGCGCACGCGCGTCATCGTCTCGGCGGCGTACGTTGTGAGCACCTCGTCGGCGATCATCTTGCTGATCTTCACCGGAACCGGCAGCAGCGAGATGGTCTGCGCGAGCTTCGGAATCTTGTAGACGCCGTCGTCGGACAGGAAGTACAGGTCGCCGTTTGCGATCACGACACTGTCACGCGCCCGGCAGCCGAGGTTGCTGATAACATCTGTCAGCTCCATCGTCGCCGGGTTGTGATCCGCAGGCAGGGTATAGAGCAGAATCGAGCGGCGGCCAAGGATCACGAGGCGCCCCGACATGAACGCCAGCGCGACGATCGTATCCTGGCCGCTGGGCCACACGTTCCGCACGTCGAGGCTCCCGGCATCGCCGGTAGCCATCGCCTTGCCGTCCAGCAGGTTCGACCACCAGACGGTGTAGGAATTGCCGCCCAAGAGATCGTCGGCGGCCCACAGTCGGCCGTCCGCCGCGATCACGACATTAGGGCTCGACGTCCACGGCTGCCCTACTACTGATTCTACAGCAAACGTCGTTTCGTTCAAACAAGTAAATGCCTGCCCGGCCTGCGCGGCGAATATCTTGCCGGTGAGCGAAGCGAACTGCCAGTTCTCCTGCCCCGTCGTGCCCGCGGTCGCGGTGCGTACCGCGACGAAGTTCGTGAGCGTGGTGAGCAGGTTCGTGCCACCGCCGCCCGCGGTTAGGGCAATGCTGCTCGATGCGCCGTTCGTGGCGCTGATGAACTTCAGGTTGCCGCCGACAAGAGACACGGTCGCGCCGGAAATGTCGCTGGTGATCTCCGCAAGGAGCGCAGTGTAGGTCTGCGCGGCCGAGCCAGTGACGGCGATCGTCTGCGCTCCACCTCCATCCACGGAGAGCAGGTAGGTGTAGTTCGTCGCGTCATTCGCAAGGCCGGTTGCTGTCGCGCCGACTTTTGCGCCGCCAACATCAACTACTTGAGAACCAGCGCGATAGTCGAATCTCGACGTGAGCGCAGAAATCCCGCTGTAGATGATACCCGCCGATGCGCTCAGCAGGGTATCGGTCCCATCGTTGTTCCGATGGTTGAATATCTGGTGTACAGTACCAGCGAAGCCCGCAGTCTGCAGCACGAAGTCCTCGCGGCTGCAGAGCTTGCCGGTCGCGTCGATGACAAAATTCGACGCCTGCGAGCCGAGCAGCTTCGGGGTGTCGTTCGCCGCGATCGTGTCTTGCGTCGATACGCCGTACTGCCCCGGCTTCGAGAACGAGATGCCCTTGATTTGCCCCATTATTCGGGCGCCCAATCGTTCTCGGTGTCGTCGTGCCCGCTTTCGCGCGCCACCTCGGCAGCGAGGAGATCCCGCATGATGAACGTCTCGCCCTGCTGTGGCTTCGGAGCCATATCATCGCCGCGCTCGACCATCGCCCGGGCAATGACTTCCTCGATCAACACGTTCTGCGGCACTCGCGAGACATCGCTGCCGCCAGACAAATCCGGCTGCGGCACATAGACGTTGAAGGCGAGAGTGTACACGGCGTCCGGCTTCGGCCACACATCGACCCGCAAGTCATAGTCCGCGGAGACGCCGGCCGGGATGAAGTACCGCGGCGGGCCGCTTTGGATCTGCGCGGACGTGACACCGAAAAACCACGCATTGAACTGCGCGTTAGACCCGCGCTGCAACTTGCACGGCGAAGTGGTGTCCCATCCGTCGAGGACGGCCGCGTCAGGCCCAGCATCTGTGAACGTATACGACGTAGTGCCGATGACTGTTGCCACCGAGTACGTGTCTCGCAGCGCGTTCCAGTAGTACGCCTGCTCGATTTCGGCCTTGACCTGGTTCACCAGCTTGCTGATGAGCGTCGAGTACGTGGTCTCGGAGACGGTCGCGACCGTCGCCTCGCGCATGCGCGTGAGCACGGTATTGACGATCTGGAGATAGGTCTGCCCGTAGGTTGCCATCTAATCCTGCCTCCGCTCGGCCTGGGCCTGAATGTAGCCCTCGATACGAGCGGTGGATTCCGCAACGCGGTCGATCCGAGCAAAGATGCCGGCGAACCGCTCGCGATCCTGCTCTGCGTGCTCGTCGTGGTTTTTGTTGATCGCCGCGATCGCAGCCGTCAGTTCATCCTTCTGGACTGAGCCAACCGCGCGCTTCCACACGTACGCCACCGGCACCGCCATGATGACGCCCGCCCACTTGACCAACTCACTGTCGAAGATGGAGGCCACGATCAGTTCCTTCGTGCCCAAGTGAACCCCATCGTTGTCACCGCATAGTTGTCTGCCGTGGCTCCGTTGGCGCGTGAAGCAATCAGACCGGCGGCGCTCGTACGGATAGAGAGTTGCATGCCGACTGCCGCGCCAGCGGTTCCCTGATAAAGGTTCGTCAGCGGTGCGACCGTAGTAGACGGGGCCGCATCTGCTTGATCCGGACAGCAGACCCATGCCGCTATCGCTCCGGCATCAATGAGAACCGCATTCAGATGCGCGATGACAGAGAAGTTCAACGGCACCTTCACGGCATCAGTCCTGCGCGAGGTCGTCAGTGTGTTCGCAAGGTTCACGTCAAGCGTCGGCGCGTTCCACAGCAATTCGATCCCGCCCCCCTCTGTTTCATAGACGCTGAAACCTACGACAGTTCCGCCAACCCGCTTGAACCATCCGATTAGCCTCTTGAACTCGTAATTCGCCGGCATCGTCGGCGCGCTCGATGAAAGCGAGAACAGCGCATCCACCACGCCGGTATCGGAGCGCGCAATCAGCCAGATATAGAAATCGTTGTTGCCGGCGGAGCCGATCAGATCGAGGCCGCCCTGCGGAGCCCCCGTTGTGCCACCCACTGCCCAAGCTACATCAGACTGCTTGCCGAGCGCCGTTGTGACGGTCATCCAGTACGCGCCGGAAGTGTCCATCGCGCCGCCGGTATTGATATTGATGTCGTTCGTCGCGTCCGTGCCGTTGTCGTAGGTGAGACCGTAGATCCCTTTGTTCAGTGCCGCGACGTAGGCGAGCTTGTCTGTCTCCGCAGCCCGAGACATCAAGACGGTGCCAGCGGTGCCGACAGCTTTTCTAGCAACCGTGTCGGCAGCCGTCCCAACGAGGATGTCGCCCGCCGTCTCAATTGCGTAGTTGACGGTGTCGGCGACATATTTCAGGCCCGTCGCCTCCGCCGAGGCCGCGACAAGGCGCTTTTCGTTAGCTCCTACTGTGAGTGCAGCCACTGTATCGGCAGCCGTACCTACGCGAAGATCCCCCTTCGCCGCGATGACATAGTCTACCGTCGGAGCGACCCACTTCAAGCCCGTCGTTTGCGCCGAGTCCGCGACGAGTTGCGACTCATTGGCGCCGACAGCCAAGCGCGCTACAACATTGTCAGCCGTACCGGCTACCAAGTCTCCCTTGGCGTCGATCAACGCCTCGAAAATGGACGAGATCGGATTGCCAGAGGTACTACCTGCCCCGCGGTCGACGCCGAAACCTGTCACTGCCTACCTCCGTGGACTACGCCCGCTTCGTGGCTTGCGCCACGGAGACGAACGGGATAGGGCGCTCCGCCTGATCCGCCTCGTCGACGATCACCTCGCCGAACTCGTCGATGCGCTCATAGTCCGGATGGTTACGCATCTCCTGCGCCTCCCAGTATGAGTCTAGGACCAGCGGCTTCGCCGTGGGATTCGTTGTGCAGCGGAAATAAAATTTCTTTGCTGACATGGATCGCTCCTTGAGTAGTGTTATGTGAAGTTGCCGACAGCGAGAACCGTCGAGCCAGCGCCGGTCGTGACCTTCCACGCGCCTGCGCGGCTGTGCGCCTTGACTTCGACGACGTAGACACCGACGCCGCCGCCAGGGGAGTTCGGCAGGATCGAGATCGCCGACCCGCCGCCGTCTTTGATCGAGACGGCTGCTGACGCGGCAGTCGCCACGGTGATGATAAGCCGGGCGAGGTAGTCGCCGGCGGCGCCACCGGGGCCCATCGCCTGATCGGTTTGGCTCACGGCGACGGTTTCGTAGGAAGAATTCATTGATGGTCCTCTCTGAAAAAGTGCTATACGAGTTCCGCCGCGGGAGTGCCGGACTGATTGACCGTCCAGACCTCACCGGAGCCTGATGTGAACGACGTAGCCGCCACAACTCCCTCGCGGGCGTCGAATTTGGCTGCCACCGTGCCGCCGAGGCCGTTGCGGATTTCGGTATAGTAAACCTTGCCGGCGGTACGATCTGACGCGCCGGCATCAAAACCGCTGATGTTGACCAGCGCCGTAGAATCAAAGATTGCTGTGGCCGTTGCCGTCGTCACCGTCGTCCCGAGCTGCGTCCAGTCCACTCCGTCATCGCTCACGTAGAATTTCACGTCGTTGCCAGCCGCGCCGTTGTCTACATCGAGGGTCGCGCGTACCCACTTCCCTGTCAAGTCTGCCGCGCTGACTGCGGCGGTGGAATCCTTGGCGAGGACCGCCGTGCCGTTTGCCGACCACGACAACCGCAGCGTCCCGGCCGCAAGCACTTGCAGCATGTACGCGCGCTGGTTGCCTGTGGTGAGCCATTTACTCAACAGCGTTGAAGTTGCGGCGGGTGTCCAGTCATCCATCGCCACCCTCACCCTGATGTCGATGTCCCCTGTAATCGACGCCGCCGCGCTATCCGGCGTGCTCGCGTAGTTCCCCGCCGTGCCGGGCAGCGAGAGGTATTCCGCCGTGTTCTTCCGGCTGAAGCTCCCGACCGCGACAACGCTTGCACCGAGACCCG